TCGTCACCGAACAAAGCAGCAGCACTACCTGCAAGGGTAGAGCCAGCCAAGTCTGCCATGTTACCCACGTTAGCAAACGAGGATTTGATAGCCGTACCAATCCCAGCCGTCTCTTTTGCGGCTTCTTTAGGCGGGAGGGTGTCTACATACGACGACATCTGTGAGAACTCTTGTTCTGTGGGTTGGTGGTCAACCTCAAAATCATAACCCTTGTACGAGAAAGTCGGCATATGTGTCCTTAATTACTTCATTGTCCATCCAGAGGGGAGAGACGGTTGTGGGGCACCCAGTTGTTGTCTAGGAGCTTGGAAGGTTGGCTGACGAGGTGGGTTAGTTCCTAACGTTCCTTCGGGAGTGATGACAGTTTTACCTGCCTGTGAGTCCGGCTTAACCTTCAACGCCAACTCTTCCATGAGAGCAGCGGCTTGTTGATATTGAGCAGCCGTTTCCATGTCTCCAGAAGCCTGTGCCTGTAGCATGGCAGAACCAAAAGCCACAGCAGCTTTGTCAGGAGAAACTTTACCGGACTGTACAGCATCAAAGACGTTCTTAATACCACCACCCGCTTGGGCTTTGAGAGCAGCCTTCCCTGATTGGCGAGTACCCTCAAGAGCCTGAGCACTACGGGCACGTTGAGCCTCAAGAGCAAAGTCATGCTTCTCACCAGCAACACGCTCAGACGAACGGAACTTCTGATCCTCACGCAGCTTGATAAAGTCCTTGTGCATCTGGAGCATCTGGACACCTTGCTCACGGAGAGCAGGATCAGGGCTGTAGGCCATCCGTTGAGCCTCAATTTCCATACCATCCAAGTCAGACTGTTTAGCAGACAAGATGTACTTCTGTTGTTCGGAGTTCAACTTCTGTGCAGCAGTCTTCTCAGCAATATCTGTGGTGACAGCCTGTTGTCGATTAGTGTAACCAGCAGTCTCATTAGCCAATTGCTGTTGCTGTAACTTCAGTGGATTGTTCTGTTCAGCAAACAAGTTAGCCAGCTGCTGCTGTTTGATGTTCTCCTGCTCAAAAGCCATTGTCTGTTGAGTTTTGGCTCGCTGAAGATCACGGTCTTGTAGGGCGAAGTGGGCAGCAGGTGCCCCCCCACCAAAGATTTCCATGTAGTCCATATCAGCCATTGAAATAACTTCCTAGAGTATTACCAGCCCAGTTGAACAAACCACTCTCCTTACCCATACCGTATAGGACAGCCAACTGCTGTTGTCGGTTCTTATCAGCATTCTGTTGAGCCGTGAAGCTGTTAGACGTGTTAGTCATACCCAGCTGTTGTGCTGCCAAGAGACGTTGCAGATTCTGCTGGTTGTTCTGGAGCTGGCTGTTGTAACCACCCATCTGACTGTTATAACCCGCCATCTGACTACCATAAACACCCATTGCACCTTGGTTAGCTGCGTTGACAGCATTCACCTCAGCATTCATGTAGCTGGGTTCTGCTTGAGCACGGAGACGGGTCAACTCAGCCATTAGCTGAACTTCACGAGGGCCATACTGACTACGACGACCCGCAGCGGCGTCCTTACGTTCCAGTTGGCTACGCATTTCCGTTGCCACACCACTCTGAGGACCAAACATGTTAGCCAGTTGGTTTTGAAGAGCAGCGAAGTTTGGTTGACGGATGTGTGGAGCACGAGGAGCACTGGGCATGACAGGAGTAGCATTACCACCAGATTGAATCTGCTGTTGTAGTGCCTCTATCTGTGCTTGGTTAGCAGCCATAGCAGCCTGCTGCTCCTTGTTAGACCCTTGCATCTTATTCAGACCATAGAGACCCATCAGACCTTGTGCAATAGCGCCAAAAGTATCACCGCCCTCTTTTGTCTGCTGTGGGGGAACTACCGTACCAGCTTGCTGACTCTGACCTGCGTTAGTACCTGGAGTGGGACCCGTGGCACCATTAGCGGCAACACGACCCATAAGGTCTGATCCAATCATGCTACCAAAAGGACCACCAACGGCACCACCAAGCATACCACCAATCCCCTTCATACCCATTTGAGCAACACGCTGGCCCATTGTGGGAGCGAGGCCCTTATCATTAACGTTAACAGTGGCACCACCCGCCTCCGAGTAACTTCTGGTAGGATCGGACAAACCGTCACCAAAAATACCGGCCAAGCCACTTAGAGCAGGGCTCTTTGTTAGGAGACCAGTTGCCATCGCAGCAGCAGGACCATACTCACCTTGGCCAAGAGCCTGAGCAGCACTAGCTGCACCAAGAGCCGTGTTTGCAGCTGGATTCTGACGAGCAGCAAATAAGCCCATCTTTTTAAGACCCTTGAAGAACTCATTGTCCGTAAAGGACTGTTCAGAAGGGGCCACCTCACCTGCGGCTTGTGGCATGGAGAGATTGGTCATACCAGACCATGCGGGAGGGCCAGCGGGAGCGGCTGATGGACTAAATGAATAGTCAGCGGGAGAGGAGAAATCCGCAGGGGCAGAGAAACTCTGCATAGGAGATTGTGATGGAGAACTAAAATAACTCCCAAGTCCGTAGTCCACCGGCTGACTAGGTAGTTGGGAAGCAGGAGTCCACCAGCCATCCGCATTGTAACTGGAACCAAGACCATAACCACCACCTGTGCCGTAGCCGGTGGTATTAAAACCACTACCACCCCATCCAGCATTACCCAAACCATAACCACTCTCTGTCCCATAGCCACCGCTATTCAGACCACTACCTCCAGTAGAACTACCGAGACCGTAGCCACTACCCGTACCATAACCGGAAGTGTTAAATCCACTTCCCCATCCAGAATCAGCCATAGGGCCTCCTTATGTTAAAGCAACCGACTTCATGACACCACCATCGTTGGTCCAAAGTTTCACGTCACCAGAAGTTGTATTTTTATAAAGTGCCCATTCAGAGGCACCAATCTCAGAGGTAGTGGGATCACTACTGAGAGATAGCACTGTGGTAGCTCTACCATGCTGTGTAGTAGTTAAGTGATAGCGCTCTGTGGCACCCCCTCCCTGAATACTACCCAAGTCGTTGTGGTTACCCGCCGATAATGAAGCATGCTGTGCAGCCGTGAGGTGGTAATACTCATTGGTCGTGCCCCCCTGAATACTCTGCATGGAGTTGTGTGGGCGACTCGCAATGGAAGTGATCGTTGATCCAGAGAAGTTGATGTTGGACCACGTAACACTAATTGCACCATTATTGATAACAGTACGCAACTTCTCATACCAGTCATTCCAGAAGGAGTGTCCCGGAGGCACCCCTATCGGGGTTGGTGGGAGTATGACTGCCATTACCTACCTCCAATGTTATAATCAACCTCAACCATATCAATTTTCAGAGCACTGTTATTTGTAAAACTAAACTTAAAAGCTCGTGCAACAAAAGCACCCAGTCTATCCAGCTTTGGTTGTTTCAGGGATAAGTCCACCGTGCGGGCAGTGGTGTACGTTGCATAATCGTCATCACTCCACGACACATCTAGATTACCAGTTGTCCTATCCGCAAGGACAATGAGCCTACTCATAAACTTCTCGTGCATGGAATCAAATCTTTGTTTAGGAGTCTGGCACACCACTGGAAAGTTTGTCGAGCTGTCCTGATAAACAGCGGGGTTGAAGAAGAACATCCCGTCCTTACCCTCAAGAGCAAACACCGAACAGTGACCACTACCGTCAATGGGAATGATGGTGGAGAAGGCTATAGGAAGTGTGGATTCAGACTGGTATCCCCATCTCACCCATACCTTGGAGTCAGTGTCCAGAGCAAACGTAACACCAGTTAGTGTTAGAACATAAAAGGTGTGACCACCATTAGACACAATGGAGGCTGTGAACTCGGTATCCTTTTGGATGTACCTACGAAGCATGGGGTTTTCCACCACATCAATCTTGAAGTCTTCCAGAACGTATAGTTCAGGGGAGGTCGTTGCACTTTGCCCAATAAAGTAAATCTTGTTGGCATGAGTGGCAAAACCATTTAGATAGCCAACACTCTTCACGGGAGTGTCGTTACGCTGTAGAGGACTGCCTGAGGCATTACCTGCATCGAAGAAATACTCCACCGAAGCACTGCCAAAGGCAATTAGGTAGTTACTAAGGCGGGAGATGCGAATCAAGGTGTCAGGAAGCATCTCAGCCGTGATAAAATCTCCGGGCACCCACGACAAGGGGTTGTTCAACTCGCTGTTGTAGATATCAGACGTTCCATCCTTAATCATAAACAGGTAGCCATCCAGAAAAAGAATGTGGGGTTCAAAAGGTGTTGGAAGGTCTGCGTCTGCACTGGTGACTACCGTGTTAGCAGAATCAATGGTGATTAGTTTTGCACCATCCCCCGCAACCACCTTAGAGGACCCATCATCATAATAGAATTCAGTGAATCCCACATCTCCTGTCGTAGTGGTGAAGGGGGTCACCGTGGTACTCAAGACTCCAGTGGACCCAACCACAATGGCAATTTTGTCATCATATGCAATGAACAGCTTGTCCTGATCTTCCCAGTAATAGGTACCACGAATGTTGCTATCTGCCAAGGTATACATATAGGGGGTGATCCCTTCCCGCTTCACAAAGGAGTAGGTATCATCCTTCGTTGCTGGGGATTTCGTCAACTCGTAAAAACCATTCAACGAGATGAAATCCTTTGTGAGGGTAGCTTCTCGGTTGTCCAACGACCAGATGAGCTTGACATCCTTTGTCTGGTAGGTACTCTGGGAAGGTGCTTTGGTAAAAGCCATTTAACCCTCCTTATGTGGGTACAGGAAAATAGAAGTATCTTCAGAAGCAGAAGCGAGGGCAGAAGCAAGCCGCTTGTCAGCTTGTTTCTCTAACCAACGACGGTCGTCCAGAGGCAACCCATACTCGTCAGACAAGATTAGTGCCAGTTGATAAATCAGAGCATTGCCCCATTCCTGTGGAAAATCAGCAGTATCTGTACCCGTGCTAAAATAATCAAAAGGTTTCTGGTAAGTCAGGACAATGGAACTAGCTGCTGGGACGGAGGCATCAGGAGTGGGCCACACAGAGACGATGCCATAGTTAACAAAGGGCTGGTATGTAATCGCCACTGGAGTTCCGGTAGAACTATTAGGCAAGTTATTAAAATCATACCTAGCTTTGATTTCCAGATCAATTCGTGAAGAGGCTCCAGTGAGGAGGGTCTCTGCTTGAATAAGCTTCAAAGGAAATGGTAGATTGAGTGTCTGCCCCACACCAATGGTGTAGCTAGATGTTCCTGTCACAAGAGTCAACGAATATTCTAGCCGTTTCCAGAGATGGAGTCCCAAAGTCTGCATCTCAGCTACTAAGGTGTTCAGTGCCTGTGCTGCGTCAGATAGCTGGTTAGCATTAGCTACCTGTCCTTCACCAACAACACTAAGTTTCCGAAGAGCTGCATTGATGATGTCGTCTCTCGACAGTTGAAAAATAGTGTTATTGGAAGTGGTCATTTTTTATCTACCTTGTCATCTAGTTTGTCAGAGATGTAGCGAAACATACCACGAATCTCACTAGCAAACTCTTTGAAATCATTCTTAGGTACATAGTCCTTTGCAATTTCCTCTCGTAGGCCAGCAAGGTCTGTTTTGAGCTCCTTAACAGCATCCCAGAGTTGTCTTGCAAACCAACCCATACCCCCCATACCGGCACCACCTGCCCAGTTAATTAGAGCTTGATAATCATCCATTATTAAAATTCCCAAGAAAGTGAAATGGCACCAGCGTCGAAGGCATCTGTACCACCTACAGTAGTAAGACGGATACGATCAAGAGCACCACCTAGAACTTTGTGACCCCCTATCCAGCAAGCGGCTCCTCTGGTGACAAACCCTAGATCACCACGGTATATCCAGGTATCCGTATCATGGAGGTCAAACTGGATGGCCCCACTCAAGGTATCAGCGGCGACGACAGAGGCCGCCGAGACACCGGTTGAATGGTTTACGACATCACTCGTAGTAGTGATGTTGAATGCCGTGTTCCCAATATACCCAGTCGCCTGTACACCCCCGCTTGTACCAAGCTGGATGATTTTGTCAGAAGTCCCGTTGGTGCTCACTCCCACAAACTTTACAATCAATCTCTTGATCCCAACCGGGATTCCGGTGATGTCTACAGCTGTTCCGCTGGTGGTTGCGACAGTTGCTTGGTCGTGGATAAGGGCATTAGCCGCAGCTGCCGAGGCTGCAACCACATCCCCATCCAATTCGGCAATAGCCGCTTGTACGTTAGTAGCAGCAATGGTTCCTGTGGGTGTTACCGGTACTGTAGTGGCTGTGACAGCGGCCAATCCAGCAGCCAATGCAGCCGCAGCATCTGTGGCCACTTCTGCAACAGCCGTCTGCACATCAGTAGCCGCTATTGTCCCAACAGGGGAGAAAGAGAGATTACTGGCAGCGTGTGCATCTACCTCTTGGTTATATACATGGGCATCTACGTCATTTAGCCATTCCGCGACAACGACCGTGCCATTTACAAAATTAGTTGTTGCCATAAAAACTTTCTAAAAACCAGCTCATAGACAAGCTCCAACAAACCACGTTCTAGAGGCAGCTGCCAAAACATCGGCGGTGTCTCCCGCCAATCCAGAAATAACGATTTTAGGTGTGACAGATGCTCCTTTTGCCACATATACCCCAGAAAGTGTGAGCATTCCATAACGGGCATCATCCGTCCCAGTCAACTCACTGTCATAGGACTGTGTTCCCACGGTGAGTCTCAACTGCCCCCCAGTAGCACCAGTAGCCCCGGTAACCCGTACAACTAAGGTAAAACTATGGACACCACTTTGTGGTGCTACAAAGACACCAGTGGTTGTGTTAAAACCTGCCCCCTCATTATAGGAAGTTGTGTTAAAGGGGATGTTGGCCAACGTTCCATTTCCTGTGATATTCAAAGCTGCCGCAGACAGAGTAGCAGAGAAAGCCACCGGCCTACCATCATTACGTGAGCTACGATCAGTGGCCTCATCTGATGAAGAGATGTTTCCAATAATCTGGTGACCAGGAGCCACGGCACCCGGAGCTTGTATGTCCATGCCCCCATCATCACAACCATCGACAACGTTCCCAACAATAGACCATTCTTTCGCGTAGTTGCCACCTGGATCAACAAACCTGAAGGTCCCTGTCCCAGACTCATCTGCTGTGACAATAGAGAATGTGAGTGTCGTCGTGGTCAGTGCAGTAATAACATAAACACCATCTGGAGCTGTTCCAGAAAAAACAAACTCTACTGAATCACCTACATTCTTAATATTGTGACCAGTAGTGATGGTAGCTACTCCCACGTTACTAGAAATAGAATAACTAGTCAGATCAAAAAATGGGACAGAAGTATTATTCTCCAGGACGATTCCATAACCATTCACACTATCCACTAAAACATTACCAGCAAGCACACACTGACGGGAGGCTTCATTATTTTCCTTGGCTTTAAAGGCATTTTGTCTATTAGCATAAGAGATGTTATTAGCCCAAATGGTTTGATAAGCACCATCTGTACCAATACCGCCAACTCCACCAGAATCTGTCACCATGTTACCAATGTATATACAACGATAAGCAGCATTGTTTGCAAGTCCCTCAGCTTGTACATCAGCAATTTGATTGAATGCCACCATACCATACTTTGCAGCGTTAGTGCTGATACCCGTATTTGTGGTAATGTCTGACACATCATTAAACAGGATACGGTTGCCACTGGCTCCAGACACACGTCCATTTTGGCCGATACCCACGCCATCATTGGCATAAACTTTGTTGAACCAAACTGTGTTATTGTTTCCACTAATTAGGATAGCTGTACCTGGATTATACTGACCATTAATACGGAAACCCTTTACCTCATTATTGTTTCCAGATAAACTAAAAACAATGATGTTTCCACCTTTAAGTAGTGTGACATATCCCTCGGCCACAAAGGAGACATTATCAGTAGTAACCGAAATTCCATTGTTCAGCAAATAAGTGCCAGAAGGGACAAGGACACAACCCCCACCTTGTGCTTCGATAAAAGTTTTAGCGGCATTAAAGGCAACAGAGTCATTGGTAACACCATCCCCAACAGCTCCAAAAGCTGTTACATAAACAACTCCGGAACTACCATATACGTGGTCGTTGACATCGTTGAGCCAATCTGCCTCAATCACTGTCTTTCGATGTTCAAAAAAAGTACTAGCCATCAATAAACTCCTGCAATAGAACGTCCCGCAATTGCAATACCAGCAATTGCCACTGGATTAAAAACTTCAATAAGAAACTCAATGTTTGTCATGGCTCCCACAGTCATACAGCCTGCTTCACCAAAGCCAGCCAGAGGTGAACTGGACCACATATCACAGGTATGAACAAACACATCCTCTCCCTCTGGACGACTCCAAGGAACAGCTGAGTGGTCTGCTCGAATCTTGATTAAATCTTGTGGGTGTCTAAGTTCAAAATCATCAGAGCAAACCATCAAACCTTGCCAGTCTTTCATCAACTCACTGGACTTAAACTCTAGACCACATTTGTCGCATACGCTGTTCCACTGGCCCATCTTAAAAGTAGGCATCTTGTTTCCTTTTATTAGAGTTGTAGGCCAAACACTTGTACCCAATAGCCCCTGCCATTGATTTCGTAACAAGCCAGTCCTACTTCGGTAGCTATATCCATCATCAGATTCTGACAGTGACCGTTGGAGCCAACAAAAGCCTGTGTAGTCTGCTGTGCTCCAACAGTCCCAGCAGCCGTGTTCTCCCCAGTCCAGAACCCTGTGTAGCCACTCCTATTTACACGAGTATTCACATCACTACCATCTGCGCCGATGTGCCCAGCCTGTATGTTGTTAGTAGCTAACTCTTTTGCAAAAGCTTCGGCAGTGTTTTGTAGTTGTATGTTAATATTCAAAGGAGGCATTGGAGCAGAGCACCAATTACCCGCTGCCCTAGCCTTGTTAACTTCTAGTAAGAACTCGTCTTTACTAGAACAAACAGATTCTGTATCGCCACCTCCACCACATGATATTAGAAAAAAGATAACACTTAGAAGTAGCAATCTCATGCTTCCTCACTTACCGGAAGTAGTCCCATACTATTAAGTGCCTCCGATGCTGGTAGAACAGAGACAGTCGCTTGTGCTAATAGGGATTTAGCATTCTCCAATGTTATCTTAACATCAGCCTCTTTTAGTACGGCAACTAGGGTAGCAGGATCAGTAAGAGCTATGGCAAACTCCGCTTTAATCCATCCCTCACTGACATAATGTGTAGCCGGGGCCTTACCTGTAGGACTATACCCCGCTACAAACATACCAAGTCCGGCAGGAACAGCCGAAGCTAGTTCCCTTGCCATAGGAGCAAAAGCGGCAGTGACAACCATTGTTTGAAAGACTTCAGTCATAACGTGACTCCTACTGATCTAGCATAACCTTTTTGCAACTGGATTAGATGAGTATTAGTCAAACTATCTGTTGGTTGCAGGAACAAAATCGTCGGCGGTGCGTACTCGCGGATGTTGGCGAACAGCGAGGTGCCTGCACGGGCTCCGAAAAACACGTCTTGCTCGGTGTAGGTGCCGGTGCCTTGGTCTGAGGTGTTGGTGGTCGTGGTGCCGTTGCTAGTGACAGAACAGACATCGGTTGTGATGTGCCCATGGCCAACCAAAGCGGAACGACTCGCTACTGTTTGAACAGGACCGTCTGCCGGGATCGCTGCCCCTACTCCTCGGCTTTCAAACCTATAGCGATCAGTTACTTGCGCGTTCAAGCCCACTACTCCGGTGTTGGTTCCAACGCTAGGGCTGTGTTCCATAATTATTTGAGTGGATGCGCCACCTAGCATCTTCTGCCCAGCCCAGAACACATAGGCTTTCGTCGCCCCGTTCGGGTTCATGTGGCTCTTGGCCCAGTCGTCCGTCTGTGCGCGCCAGTATGTCGTGAACCCCGTTTCGTCGTAGTCGCTGGCGGTTGTGACGCGCTGGTAGGCGGGGAGGCTGGGGATGGCGTCTGCTGTGAGTCGGAGGTCTGGGCACCAAACATCAAACGCATCGCCTGACAACGGGAGCCCGCTGCCACCAATTTGCACCCGCCCATTCACGCCAGCGGCCAAGGAGCCGGAAAGCGTGTGCATGGTCCATGTGTTGGTCAGCGTGAAAGGCAACGTGGTTGCAACCGCTCCAGCCCCGTCGATCAAGAAGGCATTGCATCCTGAATCGGCGCCGTCCTTGCGAGCCCAGAAAACAAAGGTATGCCCAGCGGCAATCACTGTGCGGAACTGGCGGATGTCGCCGCCGTTTGCGGTCGGTGTCACCCTGAAGGCAGTCATTGTCCCGTTCGGCGCGGCGACTGGGGAAGACGCAACAGTCCTGGTGTTTCCCTGCCACAGGGCATCAGTCATACCGTCTGTTTTGTCCAGAAGGTTGTATCGGCGCGAGAACTCACCACGCGCTGCGGCGGTGGGCTGCTGCTGGTGGTGACCGGGGAGTTCGCGGACGGATGGTGGCGTGATCGTCACTGACCCGGAATCACCGAAGCACTCAATATCAAGAAACCGATAGGTCGCATCGTAACTTTGGCGAGAAAGAATGCGAAAAACTTCAAGCCCCGGAACGGGGGTTAGGTTTGGGCCGTAGACATCGCACCAATCGACTGCAACACCATTCGATCCGTCAACAGCAGAAACGCCAAACCGTATCTCGTATGACATTCCGTCGACCAAAGCAGCGTCTAGATATGTGAAGCGGAGCACTGTTCCAACTGGGATCGAGAAAGAGCCGTCTGGATTTTGCGTGGCACCATTGAGTGTTATTGATTCTTCCAGCAATGCCACCCCCCGCACCAGCCCCGCCGACCGATCCAGCAGCAGCCCTTTACCCTGCCCTGCACCGATGGGGTACACCACAGGCGTCTGGCCTGCGGCGTCGGCGAACAGCACGCAATCCTGCGGGCGCCCGGCTGCGATTGCGGCAACGTTCTTGGCAATGCACTCGTCGTAAGACGGTTTCGCAGGATCAGTATAAATGGCCCCAACTCGGTTGGAACCTTCAGGAAGCAGTTGTCCAATTGTTAAGGCGTGCTGCCGCAGCGCAGTAATCGCCAGAGAGAGCTGTGACAGTTGCATAACAATCCTTAATACAAAGCTACAATACTAGCAGCGGTAGTCCCTGTAGCCAAAACCTTGGATACCTGAATAGGGAACACAGTCCCATCAGCAATATTGATAAACGTAACATCATTCTCATCCTCTGCCATAGTGACAACGAGGGTTCCTCCAGTACCGATGAATAGGGCCCGGGTAACTGGAATGATTGTGGAGTCACTTGTGGTGACTGCCAGAGCACTGTGAGCAGATACAGTGGCATTAGCGGAACGGTGGGAACCTGACATATAAATCTCCAAAAATAAAGGGGAGCATCCTGTTTTAAAGAACACTCCCCTCTAGGGTGTTTCTTCAGGCAAAGCCTTCCAGAAACGACAACTTAAAGTTGAATAGTTTCACCGGGACCTACCACGGTGTACTCGATTTTTACATACCACGGACCACCTGTATTGCTAGCCGTACCAGATTCGGTATACTTGGCATAGACAGGTTTATCCGAGGTAAGTTTCTCCATGAAAGCCGTACCAACAGCAGCAGCACCAGCAGGGTTGTAACCCTCACCAGTAGCAGCAGTCTTTACGTCATAGGAAGCCAAAAGTTCATTAGCCGTTGCAGTGGTGCCCACGTCAATTGTTGCAGCAGTACCAGCATTACTGGCAACTTGACCCACAACATACATACCAGTCAGCACAGCATCCTTGGGGAGCCAAGCTCCCACAAAGGCCGTGGTGTCAGTACGAACGATTTTCACCACTTTCTCAAGTGACTCACGAACTTTAGGGTAACTCAGCGAAACAAAATTAGTTGCAGCCATTTGTTACCCTTATCCTCAAGCGCCAGCCGAGCCGTACAGACCACGGGCATCAGTCCAACCGAACGAGTAACGAGCTGTTGCCTTGAACTTAGCGTTCTCGGTGTCGAAGTCGTTATCCATTTCAAAGCTGTCAGCACGACGCTCGAAATACTTCATACCATGCTTGACGTTGGTACGAATGAACCAAGCATCCGTATCGGTCAGGTAGTGGTTGGTCACAACCTTCGGAATGACACCCAGAGTTTTCAAGGCGTTCAGATCGTTCAGGTCAGTACCAACACGGCCTTCCGTTTGCAGGATACGCTTGGCTTCAAACATCAGCTGACGCGGGATGATGAGCGTTTCAGGACGCACAGCAATCAACAGACCAGCATCGTTGGTGAAACCGGCAATGTCAATACAAGCTTGTTCCAACGAAGCCTCAGAGAGGTCAGCAGCAGTGCCGATTTGGTTGGACCAAGTACCACCCTTGATGTTCGGGTGCGAAGCCGAAATCAGAGCAACACCATCACCACCAAGGTACGAACCCGAGAAAGCTCGGTTGTACACGTTAGCACCAATGATTTCCTTGGTCTGACGCATCGAGAAGGCAAGGCCTTCCGACTTACGCTTACCAACTACATCGTACTGGTCATCTTCCATCATCTCACGCGTGATGACAAAACCCAGTGCGAACACTGCGTGTTGGTAGCGCGAAATGAAGCCCTGACGTTCGCTGTCATAGGAGATGGGCGCACCCTCACTCTTTTGAACAGCCAGACCAAAGCCAGAAGTACCCACATCCTCTTCCCACGCTTTGCTCGAAGAATGCTTCTCGAACAGCGACGTGTATTCCACGGGATACTCATCGTATGCTTTACCGTACCAAGCGTTAACGCCGGGCCAGAGAGCCTTGGCGAACGAACCACTATTAATAACAGACATTTTATTCCTTCCTAACTATTAGACGCCAGCGGTGCCAGTAGAACCCTTGTACTGATGATTGTTAATCAACACGTACACGTTCGTAAAAGCATCACCAATGTTGTTATCCGGGCGGTTGGGGAAACCGAACAGTTTCAACGGGAGGGTAGCCGTGGCGGCTTTCGTGGACAGGTCCACAGCCATACCAGAGGCACCCGAGGTCGTCGAACCAGCGGTAACGTCCACTTCTGCGTTGAGGCCAATGTCGGCAGCTGCCAGAGTGGCACCCATCGTTTGAGCTTCAAACACAATGTTAGGATCATCTGCAACCATGACGTAGCGGTCGGTAGAGGCCCGACGGTACACCGGAGTGTTGATATCGGTCACCGGAGGCACGTTAGCCGAATCACCAACACCAGAGAAGATGATACCAACCACAACACCCACAGCAGCCTCAGTGGCACCACCAGCATGACGAGCAACCGTGGGGACACCGGTGGGACTACGAGAGTCACCAGCCAGTTTAACCACATCACCCACCATGATGACATCACCGTTAGCAGCAGGAACAAAATACAGACTGGATTGGCCGTTATACGGCGCACCAGTAATCATTTTAACAGGACGGAGCCCGTTAATACGCGAAACACTTGCCATTAGTTTTCTCCAATTTAGCAAAAATAGATTTTCCTAATGGCACATAGGGTTAGTCCCGAGAGAGTTTTAGTTCTCCGTATGTACCATCAAGAGCTTTTTCTTTGGTGGCTTGCTCCAGCGCGGCTACATGACCCAGCTTAGTTGCTTGATCCTCCTGATACCATTCCTTGCGGATACGCATGAGGAAAGCTTTTGTACCCTGACCAACAGAAATCTGTTTGCCTGAGCCAATTGCCGTAGCGGCGTTGACACGCTTGTCACCAATCGACGCAGCTTCATCGGGGACGATTTCATAACCGGCCTCCTTGAATTGCGTAACGCGATCGTCAATATCGTTTACAATACGATATTCAAAAGCAGGGTCTTTACCCTTTACAGTGAGGATGTTCCGCTGACCAACTGGGGTACGCTGCGGACGACCACTGGGCGTCTTAGAGAGTGCATCTTTTTCGGACATTTAGATTCCTTTGACTCGTTTTAGTTCTTTGATGTATTCAGCTTCGTTCATCACACCAGTGCGAACAAACGTCTGCATCACCTTACGCTCTTCAGGCGTCAGTTGGAAACTCCCTTGCGAAGAAGCCTTCTGGGTTGTGCCTTCAACGGCACCCGGACGGTCTTGGCGAGGGTTCCTAAACTTATTTGGAAATTCTTTTTTAACCTCGGCTTCTACACGCTGAAGCACTTGAGAGGGGGACAAACCAGAACTAGACAGCTCTGCACCCAGAGCATCAGCAAATGCTCTCATAGGGTTGCTAGAGGTATACCAGCTGTTCTTCGATTTCCACTCCATAAACTCTGGGTGAGTTTCACCTGAGTTTTCTTGTGGAACATACTCCTCTTGTTTTAGAAGACGAACCTGTTCTTTAACAAGGTCCATACGTTCGTCGGCAGCAATAACTGCATCGGCATCACCTTCTTCCAAGGCTGACTTCTTTTGTGCTTTTAGCGTGTCCAGAGCACGTTGGTACTCGACCTCACGTACACTAGAATGAAGCTTTTTCATTTCGGTCAGAGCGCGTCGGACATCTTTCAGTTCGCGGGACTGGAGTTCAATTTTCTTGAACAACTCGCCACGACGAAGGTACTCAGCAGCATCTACCCACTTATGCTCATCACCATGAAACTCTTCCTTGGGGACCCAACCAGATTGGAGAGCCTCTTGTTCAGCAGGAGAGAGTTCGGCAGGAGCTTCTTGGCCTTCTGGGGCACTATTTTCGTTTTCCATGATTATTCCTTAATGATGCAAATCAAATCTTCGTCATTGAGACAGATGTACTCAATACCAGATTCTGGGTCTTCGATGACTTTGCCAGAGAACCGTGCGTAGTTCACAATATCTCCAATTTCGACTGGGGGCTGTACGCCATAGTCTCGGTAGGCAGTCTCGCCTAGAGCTACAACAATACCCCGGTCAACACTGGCTTGTGCATGACGCTGTTCTTCGAGTTCTGGAATGATGAGACCCATGTTTTTAGCACGGACACGATCTTTATTGAACTCTTCAAACTTCTCTGGCCGTACAAGAATACGGTGAAGTAGTGGCTTAATCAACTTGCATCTCCTTCGTCCTCAAGACGGATTAGGTAGACATCCCGCAAGGCGGCAATGTAACCCACTTTAAAACGATCTTCAACAGGACTTTCACCGGCAGAGGTAACGAGCCTCTCAGCCATGTCTAATTCCTGTTCCTTAAGACCTGCAAACACTCGCTTCGTGATTGGATGTTGTTTCCAATCTAAGAACTCGGATTGAATTGTCATGGTTACTTCTTAGTATTCCCTTTGGGTTGGTTTTTAGCTTGACGCATCTTTTGTTGATGCTCTGCTTCCCGCTGTTGGAGACCTTGTGCGCCCGACATAACCTTTTGGTTAAGAGCGACTTGCCCCTCTGCGGAGAAGATTCTTTGCTTGTGGATTGCTTCAGCCATCTGGACTTTAGCCATATCGGCTTTATGCTGCATATCCATCTGATGCTCCTGTGCCTTCATAGCCAGTTGCACCTCTTTGTCTCGTGCTTCCAACTCACCCTTTTGTTGCTGCATCTGGGCGGTCATCTGCATCTTCTGCTGTTCAAGTTGACCCTTCATCTGCATCTCTTGCAGCTTGGGGTCTGGTGGAGGCTCTGGAGCTTGTCCAGACTGCGCCACCTGTGGGTTCAATACTTGCTCCCAGTTAGGCTGTTCTTGAGCCTCTAGGACACGCTTAATTACTTCCACAGGATTCAACATACCTGTCGGGAGCAACTCCATCAAACCTTGAGCTTTCATTAGCTTCTCAGTTTGTGAAACAGCCGTGGGGTCAGCACCCGGACAAATCTCATACTTCCCACTAAAGTCATCAGGACT